AGATGCTGACACAGACTTATCAGTAGGTGTTAAAAAAGACTCAGGTAAACCTGAACAAGCTGGTACTGACTATAAGAAAGTAGCAGACATTTCTGAAGAAGAAAATCCATATGGTGATGACAACATGGCTGGAGATGACAAAGATGCAGAAATTGCAGAATTGAAAGCTAGATTGGCAGAATTAGAAGGAGAAGATTCTGAAGAAGAAAAAAATCCATTTGCAAAAGCAGAAGGTGAAGATGAAATGGGCATGGATGACATGGGCATGGATTCTGAAATGGGTGATGATTCAATGGACATGGACTCTGACGATGAAGAATCAGAAGATGATTTGGACTTAGAAGCAATCATCAGAGAATTAGAAGCTCAATTAGGAGATGACGAATCTGAAAAAGAGGAAGCATCTATGTATGAAGCTGAAGATGAAGATCAAGAAAAAGAAGCTAAAAATGAAGCCGAAGAAGATGACAAAGAAAAAGAAGCTAAAAATGAAGCCGAAGAAGATGACAAAGATGTTGTTGACTTAGAAGAAATCTTACGTGAGATGGAAGCTGACATGAAAGATGACAAAGAAAAAGTTGACGAAGCTGAAGAAGCAGAAGAAAAGGAAAAAGAACTTAACGAAGCTTACAAAGTAATCAAATCATTACAAAAAACAATTAACGAAGTTAACTTATTAAACGCTAAGTTATTATTCGCAAACAAATTATTCAGAGCTCACAACATGACTAACGAACAAAAAGTTAAAGTGATTGAAACTTTGGATAGAACAAACTCAGTTAGAGAAGTTAAATTGGTGTATTCTACATTAGCAGAAAACTTCAAATACTCTTCTAACAAATCTACTAAAAAATCTATTTCTGAAGGAATCGCTAGTAAAGTAGTTAAATCTACTAAGCCGGCACAAGCTAAGCAAGTAATTGCTGAAAACACAGATTTCTCTGACAGATTTAAGAAATTAGCAGGTATTATTAAATAAAATATTAAAAAACAAACAATGGACATTAAAAAATTAATGACAGGCGCTAACCCTCAAAGCGTAATGCTTGAACAAACAAGAGGTTTGAAAAGCAAATGGGAAAAAACAGGATTACTTGAAGGAGTAGGTTCTGAAACAACTAAGCATGGTATGGCAGTAATGTTAGAAAACCAAGCTAAACAATTATTAGATGAGGCTACAAGAACAGGTACATCTTCAGGTTCTGAAGAGTGGGCAGGTGTTGCGTTACCTTTAGTAAGAAGAATCTTCGGTTCTATCGCAGCTAAAGAATTCGTTTCAGTTCAACCAATGAACTTACCTTCAGGTCTTATTTTCTATATGGATTTCAAATATGGTACTAACACAACTTTAGGTAGACCAGCTCAAAGTTCTTCATTATTCGGTAATGGTGGAACTTTCGGTAAAGATTCTCAATCTCCTTCTGGAAACAAATTAGGTTCTACACAAGCTGCTGAAGGTGGTTTGTATGGTGCTGGCCGTTTCGGATACACAATCAACGATACTACTGCTGCAGTTACTGCAACTGTAGGTTCTGGTTCTGCATCTGATTTCTTAGGTAATGAGACTTTATCTGCATCTTTCGCAGCAACTCCAAATGGTTGGAGAAAAGTAACAGTAGGTTTACCTTCTGATGCTGATTGGCAAGGTGTAAGAGCATTCAAAGTATCTGGTTCTACTGCTGTAACTTCTTTCCCTGAATTAACTACAATTGATAGTGCAGGTTCTGCATCTTTCTATGTATCTTCTTCAGCTGCATTAGTTGCAACATCATTAACAACTCAAACTTTGACTTATCATGTTCAACCATCTGATTATAACAGAGGTGACTTTGAAGACAAAGGTGCAAACTTAGATATCCCAGAAATCGAATTAGAATTGAAATCTGAGCCTATCGTTGCAAAGACAAGAAAATTAAAAGCAATTTGGACTCCTGAATTAGCTCAAGATTTGAACGCTTACCATAGTGTAGACGCTGAAGCTGAGTTAACTCAAATGTTGTCTGAGTACATCGCTTTAGAAATCGACTTAGAAATCTTAGAGATGTTACAACAAAACGCTTTCACTACTGACTATTGGTCAGCTAGAGTTGGATACGATTATGATTCTACAAATGGTAGATTCGCAGTTGATTCTAACGCAGCAGCTGCTTCTGCTTACACAAAGAGCACTTGTTACCAAACTTTAGGTATTAAATTACAAAAAGTTTCTAACAAGATTCACCAATTGACAATGAGAGGTGGTGCAAACTTTATGGTTGTATCTCCAAACGTTGCTACAATTTTAGAATCAATGAATGGTTTCTCTGCTAACCCAGGTAAAGATGCTTTATCTTTTGCAGCAGGTGTTACTAACATCGGTTCTATCTCTAACAGATATGACGTTTACAAAAACCCATACATGACAGAGAACGTTATCTTAATGGGCTTCAAAGGTTCTAACTTCTTCGAAACAGGAGCAGTTTACGCACCATATGTACCATTGATTATGACTCCATTAGTTTATGACCCAACTAACTTCACTCCAAGAAGAGGTGTTATGACTAGATACGCTAAGAAAATCGTAAGACCAGAATTTTACGGTAAGATTATCGTTGAAGGTTTAAACACTTTATAATCTTTGAGTAGATTAGATAAGTAATAAACTTACAATAAAAAGAAAGAGGGGACAGAAATGTCTCCTCTTTTTTTATTCTTATATTTATAGTAGTAAAACTATAACTTTTTATATATGTCTGTAAACACTTACTGGTCAGGCTCAACATCAGGTTCATTTGTTTCGGGTTCATCTACTCCATTTGGTATATATGATTCGGATTTTGAATTTGTTAGAGATGCACCAAAAACAGCTACATGGGTGGCAAAAAGATTGGGATATCCAATTATTAATATTGAATTAGATAACGAACAAATATTTACTTGTTTTGAAGAATCCACATCGGAATATTCTGCACAAGTAAACCAATTTAATCTTAGAAATAACTTAGATATTTTAAGAGGACAACCTAAAGGAAAAGTTGCCAATTATTCACAAACTCTTGTAGATGGTTCGTATTTACCAACCACAGTTCGTATGTCCCAACAATATGGTACATTGGCCGGAGTGGGTGGTTCTACATCAATTAAAAAGGCATATGTAAATTTAACAGCATCGGTACAAACATATGATTTAATGAATCAGGCCGTAGATGTTGAAACAGGTAAAAACTTTAATTTAATATTTAGTGGTTCATCTACAGTTGATGTAACTAGAGTATTTTATGAAGCAACTCCTGCAATTGCTCGTTTCTTTGACCCATATTCAGTAGGTGCACAGGGTACATTGAATCTTATGGGAGAATTGGGATTTGGCCAATTTTCACCTGCAGCACAATTCTTAATGATGCCTTTATATGAGGATGTACTAAGAATGCAACAAATTGAATTTAATGACCACATTCGTAAATCTACACATACATTTAATATTGTAGATAATAAATTAGAAATATTTCCAATTCCTGCATCTGCATTAACTAGAATTTATTTTGAATATATGAGTAGAGATGAATTTGAACATGATTCTCAAATTATTCAACCTGAGTCTCTTTCCGATTATTCCGATATTCCGTATGACTTTATACAATATTCAAATATAAACGATGTTGGTAAACAATGGATTAGAAAATATACTCTTGCATTATCAAAGGAATTATTAGGTGCAATTAGAGAAAAATATTCATCGGTTCCTATTCCAGATGGTGAAATTGCATTAGATGGTGCGGCGTTAAGATCGGAAGCACAAGTTGAAAAAGATGCACTTATTACACAATTAAGAGAAAACTTAGAGGAGATGAGTAGAAAGAATGTAATGGAAAATAAAACGAATGAATCCAATCACCACCAAGAAATGTTGAGAAAAGTTCCTTTAAAATTATATGTAGGATAATATGCCAAAATTTTTACAAACTAGAGACATTGAATTATTTAAAAGTTTCGCTAGAGAAGTAGTAGACGATGTTGTTCAAAATACAATAGTTTTATTCAAAATTAATATGGATGAAACAAGAGTAAACATCTATGGTGAAGCATTAAATAAAACTTGGTATCCAGGTGTACAAGTATATGCATTAATTAATAAAGACCCTGAATCGGCTCGTTATGAAGGATTTGGCCCTGAAACAGACCAAAATGTAACATTCAAATTGGATAGATGGATGTTAGAAGAAAAAGGAATATATCCAGAAATTGGTGATATAATAAATTGGAATGATGGGTATTTTGAAATTGACAATACAAACGAAATACAATTAGTAGGTGGCCAATCATATAATAATTTTAGTATTGTATGTTCTACATTTATGGTAAGTAAATCTAATTTAAACATAGAAGAAAGAATAAAATAAAATGTCTACAAATCCACTAAAAGAAACATTTAATAGAGGCAATCAAATAAAATCTACTAAAGGAGATATTAAACAAAGTATATCTCTTTTTGATATTGATTATGCAATGATGTCTTATTTAGAAGATACTGTATTACCAACCTTAGATGATAATGGTAAAGCATTAAAAATTCCTGTTATATATGGTAATTCAGAAAGATGGAAAGGTGCAAGAAGAGATGGTATTTTTAGAGATACACATGGTAAAATACAACTACCATTGATGATGATTAGAAGAACATCTATTTCAAAAGACGAAACAATGCCAATGTTAAAAAGACATGTATCTTATTCAGGCATTACAAAATATTCAAAAGATAATAGATACGATAGATTTACTTTATTAGGATCAGCTGTTAAACCAAAATACGAAATTTATAAAATTCAAATGCCAGAATATGTAGAATTGAATTATGAATGTATGGGTTGGACAAGTTATACCGAACAATTAAACTCAGTAATAGAACAATTAAATTATGTGGGTCAATATTGGGGAGATAAAGACAAATTTAAATTTAGAACAGAAGTTTCCGAATTTAATGTTGTTAATGAAGTGGGTGAAGGAACGGAAAGAATTAATAGAGTTGAATTTACTTTGAATGTTAAAGCATATTTACTTCCAGAAAAATTCGATGGAGAAAATACTACTAAAAAATCAATATCCACTAAAAGAGTTGTTATTTCAACTGAGACGGATGTAACTGCAAATGGTAGATTGGAAGGAATGTTAACAACACCATCACCATATTATGACAATAAAGATTTAATTGATTTCTTATCTTTAAATAATAGTAAAGCACAATACCCAACTACAAATAATACAATAACATTTTCAGGAATCAAACCAATTAGAGTACCTGCACAACTAACATCAGTAGTAACATCAGGATTAAATTATGGTGGAAATGTATATGATATTAAATTATATGTAAATGGTGTTAGATATTATGAAACGACACACTTTACACCATCTATTGATAGTAATTCACTAACTATTACATTTATTCCGGCAAACTTAGGTTTTAATATATCCACAGGTGATGAAATTACAATTACAGGTAAATTTATCAATATTATATAATGAAACGAAATTTATTAGATATTACTCAAAAAATAAGTAGAAAATTTAATAGAACATTGTTGTCTGTATATAATTTAAATGATCCTGACTATTTTATATTCAAAGCAGATGGGTATAGATTCACAGACATATTAAGAGAAATTGAATATAGAACAACACAAGATAGATTAAATATAAGAATAAATACACAAACCATAAGTCCAAGAGATTATATAGTTGACGAAAGTAGTGGTAGTTTATTAATAAAATTTAAAAAAAGTAATTTTTCCTACTCATTAGATGAAAAAGATATTATTACTATAATAGGAGATATAGAACACCATGCTTAAACAATTTAATTCAAATAATAGAAAAATCACCAAACCAGTTTCTAAAAATATAAAAGGAAATACTTTGGATAACGATGCCTATATTGCATATTTGGAAAGTATTGCAGAAGCAGAATTTGCAGAACATAATACGAATGTTGAAAAAATTAGTTCAAAATCTCGTAAAAATACAAATCAAAAACAAATCCTAAATAATTCAACAAAAATATCTAATTTTCATAACGAAATATTAAAATATAGTGCAAAAGTTAAAAGAGTTGTTGCGGATGAATTGGAAGTAGTATATTCGGACAGTAGTAATTCCACACTACATAAATTAATAATATATAATAAATTTTTGGATTATGGAACAGAAGCACCAACACCTGAAAATTTTGAAGTATTAGAAAATGGATTACATATACCTGGATTTTTCGATATAAAACAAGTTGGAAATAACATAGAAGTAACATTTACATCTATATATTTATTAAATACAAATGCACCTGCATCACAATTTAGTATAGTCGGTAGAATATTATAATATAGAATATTTATAGATAATAATAAGATAGAAAACTCAAATGGCAGATTTAATACAACCAAAACAGATTGATTTTACAAATTTTAATGTACCAATAACAGGTGCTTTAGATTTACTTGGTAGTTTGACGGTTAGACCTAGAACGGATGACGAATATTCATTAATTGTTTCGGGTGCTATGGCGGTTGTTGATAATTATGTAAATGCAAGTTTGGATAATATTAATAGAACCGCAGTATCGGCTTCTATATATGTTCAAAGATTGGGAACAATAGGGGCAACAGATCCAGTTGTAACTTCATCATATCAGTTACCAGGAGTAATAGATTTAGGAGGATTTTTTTAATTTCAACGAATAAATGATTTTTATCTTAAAAAAACATATTTATAGA